TAATATTGAATACAATTTAACTGCTGAAGATATAGCACAAAGAGAGCAAGATAACATTCAAGCTCTAGCAGAAAAGTCTGCAAGAGAAACTAAAGAAGCTACAGAATTAGCTAACAAACAATCAGCACTAAACAAACTTAAAGCATTAGGTTTGAATGATGCTGAGATTAACTCAATATTAGGGAAATAGTATGCTGCATTTATGCTTAATACTATATTTTAAATACATGCTATCTTTAGATTTCATAGTTAAATTTTTTGTGATACTAAATAACAACCAAGTTAAAAAAATTTAAGTATGCCACTAACAAAAATACAATCACTAGGAATAACTGATGGCACAATAGTTAATGCCGATATTAATGCTAGCGCTGCTATAGCTGGTAGTAAATTATCTGGTGTCAATGATGCAAAAGCATGGGTTAATTTTAATGGTACTGGAACAGTTGCTATTAGAGGAAGTTATAATGTATCTTCTATTACGGATAATGGTGCTGGGGATTATACAGTTAATTTTACAACTTCAATTTCTGATGCAAATTATGCTGCTGTTTGTACAGCTGGTACAACAGGTACTGCAGATTCAGGTAGAACATTAGTTACAGCAAATGCTAATGCTACTGGTTCTTGTAGAGTTAATGGTAAAAATTCTAGTACAGGAACACTTGAAGATTTTAATGTTATAAGTTTTTCAGTATTTAGATAAAAATTATGAACAAAAGAATTATATATAAAAACCCAGATAACTCAGTAAGCATTATTGTACCAACTCAAGAATATCTTGAAACTCATACTATTGAAGAACTTGCACTTAAAGATGTACCTGCAAATACACCTTATAAAATAGTTGATGTATCTGAAATACCAAATGACAGAACATTTAGAAACGCATGGGAGTATGTAGAATGATTGTAATTAATAATACAAAAGCATTAAAGATAGCATTAGATAATTTAAGAGCTAAAAGAAACGAATTATTAAATGAAAGTGATTACATTGTACTTCCAGATAGTTCAATACCATCTGCTAAAAAATCTGAATGGATGACTTATAGAACTGCATTAAGAAATTTAACTCAAGGATTAGATACTGTTGAAAAAATTAACAACGTAGCTTATCCATTAAAACCACAAATATAATATGGCTTATATCGGCAAACAAAAAATATTTATAAATAACAAATATAAAGTTTGGCATAATAAGATAATTGCTAGAGCTAAGAACAGAACATTAGAAGGATATAAAGAAGTACACCATATCATTCCTAAAAGCTGTGGTGGTTCAAATGATAAAGATAATATTGTTAATCTTACTGCAAGAGAACATTATATAATTCATTTATTGTTACCTTATTGTACTTCAGGTAATGCTAAGCATAAGATGCTAAATGCTTTTATATTTATGACATCTAAGTCTAGGTTCTGCAAAAGAGATTATAAGATTCATTCAAGAGTATATCAAAAATTAAGAAGTGAATTTGCTGCATCATTAAAAGGTAGAAGATTAACTCCTGAGTGGAAAGCAAAAATATCTAAAAAATTAACAGGAACTAAATTACCAGAATCAACTAGAAAAAAAATTAGCTTAGCAAATATGGGTAGAAAGATGAGTGAAAAATCTAAAGCAATATTTGTTATATTAAATAAAGGTAATAAATATAGTCTTGGTAAAAAAGTATCATTAGAAACTAGAAGAAAACAATCTATTGCACATACTGGCAAAAAACTTTCAAACGAAACTAAAGCAAAGATTAAATATGCTAGACAGTTTCAAGTTTGCTCAGATGCACAAAGAAAAAATTATAGTATTATTTACTCAAATTCAATTTGGGTTAATAAAGATAGTAAATCTAAAAGAATACAAAAAGAATTAAAACAAGAATATTTGAATAATGGTTACAAACTTGGTAGAGATATGTCTTACATGACTAAAGAATTAAGAAATATATTTGCACAAAAAACAAAAGCATATTTTGAAAGGAGAGTAGCATAGTTGTCATATATTGGACGCACCCCAATTTTGGGGAACTTTGTAAAGCTAGATGCTATTACAACATCCGCTACAGCTACATACAATTTATTAAATGGTGGAGTTGCATACTTTCCACAAACTGCAAACAACTGCTTAGTATCTTTAAATGGTGTTATTCAATCGCCAACTTCAGCTTATACAATATCAGGTTCAACAATCGTATTCTCAGATGCTTTAACTTCATCTGATACAATAGATTTTATTTTAGTATTAGGTGATGTATTAAACATAGGTACTCCTAGTGATGGCACAGTAGGTTTTGCAAAAGTAACTTCTAATTTAATTACTGGTGCTACAGCAGAAACTTCTATTGCAGGTGGTGATAGTGTTTTAATTTATGACGATAGTGCTAGTGCATTAAGAAAAATGACTAGAACTAATTTTGTATCTGGTATTGGTGGTGCTAACACTCCAGCTTTTGAAGCTACATTAAGTGCAAATCAAAGCATTTCTCAAAACACATATACTAAACTTCAATTAGATTCTGAATCATTTGACACAGATGGTTGTTATGACAATACTACTAATTATAGATTTACTCCAACAACAGCAGGAAAATATTTTTGTTATGGTACATTTTATTTATTAGCAAGTGGTGGTGATGATACTTTAATACAATGTAGAATATTAAAAAATGGAAATACAACTAATGGTGCAATAGAACCAACAATGAGAGTTAAAACTGATGATACACTTACAATGCAAGCACATAGTATTGTAACATTAAATGGTTCAACAGATTATGTAGAATTTTGGGTTTATCAAAATGAATATAATGCTGGTGGTTCTTTTAATGCTAGAGGAAATAGCAGTGGAAGACAGTTTTGTAACTTTGGTGCATTTAAACTTTTAGGAGTATAATGGCAAATTTAACGACTAAAATAAAATTATATGTAAATAAAGAAATTGATGTAAGGAAAGATTTCTTATTACAAGACGATGGTAATGGTGCTTACATTAAAGAATGGAATTTAGATATTGCACAACCAACATTAGCACAATTAAATGCCTTTGAAGCAGAAGCTAATGAAATTGAAAGATTAAACCTAGTTAAAGCAAATAGAGCAAATGAATATCCTGACTTTAAAGAATACCTAGATGGTATTGTTAAAGGTGATGATACTCAGATACAAAAGTATATTAACGATTGTCTAGCAGTTAAAGCTAAATATCCAAAAGAATAGATTTAACAATCCTAAAGAATAAGATATAAATACTGTTCATACAACAATGAACATCTTAATAGCAATACCCTGTTATGGCGGAAATGTTTCCAATCTAACATTCCATTCATTATTTAATTGCATCAAACCTTTAAATGATATGGGACACAATCTTAGAATAGAAACACTACCAACTGAATCTTTAATCAATCGTGCTAGAAATAAGTTTGTAACTAAGTTCTTAGATAATAAAGAATTTAATGGTACGCATTTATTATTCATTGATGCTGACATTGGTTTCACATTACAGAACTTACTAAGAGTTATAGAGTTTGATAGAGAAGTTGTTACATGCACCTATCCTGTAAAAGGATTCTACTGGGAGCAATTACATAAACGTATTAAAGAAAATAATAATATAGATGAAAAAACAATGCGTGATTATTTATTGCAGTTCAATGTTAATCTATATCCTAACACAGAATTTAAAAACGGATTTGCTCGTGTTAAAGAATCAGCTACTGGTTTCATGTTAATTAAACGTGAGGTGTTTACTACTATCATGGATAAATTTCCTAACCTTAAATACAAACCAGATTTAAGAACAGGGATTGAAAACTCACAGAACGCATACGATTTTTTTCCTGTTGGAATTTATAAAGAAAAAGATGGAGTAAACAGATTTCTATCTGAAGACTATTACTTCTGCAGACTAGCTGAAGAGTGTGGCTTTGAGATCTGGACAGACTTATCTACACCAATTACACACTTGGGAAATACCGAATATAGTGGTATGTTCATGACACAACTAAACAGAAAATAATATGATTACACTTATTATTGGTTTATTAGCTGGAGGTTTCATTGGTTATGCTTATAAAGATGAAATCAGTAAAGCTATTGAATCTATCAAAGCAATCTTCAAAATATAATAACTACACTGTAGCTTGAAAATATAATATTTAGTATTATATGCGTGCAATGATTTACACGCCTCAAGAATACGATTTCTATTCTAAGAATAAATAACTTTATTTAGACAAATCATTTCTATATATGTAACCTATGGATATAGGTAGAGTTACATATAGATTGGTTGAGAATATACAGAAGATTGTATTAGATCATGGCGATGAAATAGTTGAGATAAGAAAAGCATTAAAAGAACTTAAAAGTTATTTCTCTCCAAAGATGCTAATCATTTACTTTAGCTTTATATTAACCCAGGTGATTGGCATAACATATTGGGTATCTAAACAAGAAACAACTATTGAAAATCTAACAAAAGAAATTGAAGAATTAAAACACCAATCAAATAAAAAAAATAAATAATATCTATAATTCAATTAGTTATAAAAAATAATTTTATTTACTTATTATTCAATTAACTCTATTTCCGCACTGCCAAACCAACTATAGGAGTTAGCATGGCAAAAAAGAAAAAATCTCCATCTGATATTATCTATGAGATAAAAGATTTATTGGATGACTTGGAACTCCAGGTGAATCCAGATGATCTTTATGATGATGAATCAGAAGATGAGGATCTTGATATAGATAATGACGA